CATAAGGATTCTGCCACCATCCATGAGCACCAGCAGAACTAGCATATAATAATCTAACATCACACTCCTTACAGTAATCAAAGATAGGTTGTGACTTAACTACATTATTCTCCCAAAATTTATCAGGATTTAAAAAACTTCCTCTAAGGTTTGCAAACGCTGCTAGGTGTATAACCACATCATAGATCTCACCTGTATTGAAATTTCCTATGTCATCAGGAAAATCTATGCCATGCAATTCTACACCAGGTACTCCAGATTTTTCAATATGATTCCATAGATAACTTCCTATGAATCCTTTATGTCCAGTGATTAATATCTTCATGACCAAATATTTTTTTGAATTCTATCCCCAATTTCTGGGTGTAATAGTATGGCATTTTTTAATCTATCAAAATCATACTGCAATCTATTTACTTTATTTTTCAAATCTCTTAGTTCTTGTAATTGTCCTTCATTCATGATGCCAACCTACTAAATCCTTTTATCTTTTCAAATTTTAGCACATTATCAAACCTATCGTCCATACCTGTCTTATGTGATATCACAAACACATTAGCATCTTTTACCACAAAGCGAATAATTTTAAGAAACTCCTCAGTTCCATACCCATCAAGGGAACTATCAAACACCTCATCCATAATAAGAAGATTTGTATTTACAGAATTCTTATATCTTGCTACCTCCCTCCATGTGAACAAAAGAGCAAGATCTATTCTCATCTTCTCTCCTTCACTAAAGGAAGCATAAGAAAAATTATCATGAATGGGGGACTGTACGGTTTCATTAAACTCTTCATCAAGAGTAAAGTTAATATAAAAGTCCATCATCTGCAGATATCTATTTACCTGCTGATTAATTAATGGAAGATACTTCTGTGTCCTTCTTAGAGGCTAGTGCCTCATATGTTTCTTTTAAGTTGTCTTTAAATGATTCTAGCTTCTCATGCTCAGTATTTCTGTTTGCAAGTTGTTTGGTAAGTTCCTGAATTTCAGATTCCAAATCTCTGATCTGTTTTTGAAACCCAGAGATATGAGTATTGTTTTTAGAAATGCCATGCGTGAGTGAAGTAATCTCCTTTGATAGTTTTGTAAAGTGATGCTCTCGCTCCTCCTCTTTTTTAATTGCCTCCTCCAGTTCCTGATAACCAGATTGCAACTCTTTTATCTTATCTTGAGCATCACTAATGTTATTTAACCTAAACTCTTCTTCTATGTCTTGCTTACAGGTAGGGCAAACAGTATTTTCTTTAAAAAACTTATTCTTCTTTGTAATAGTTGCTACCTTATTAGACAAAGTGCCTTTTATAGTTCCCATCTTACGTAACTTTTCTGTAGCACCTGTTACCTTTTCTTGCTCTTTAGTCAGTCCATATACTTGATCATTAGAATGTTCATTCTTTAACATCAATACACATATCTCATCTCCCAACTCTCTACTTTTTTTCTTTTTATCATTTATATCATCATTTCCTCTTTTCTCAATCTTCTCCATAAAATCAGTCTGCATCTTAACTTTATCGTTAAGAGACTCTTTCTTAAGATCTAAAGTTCTTACTTCATCTTTTATGCCTCTAATCTTATCCTTAAGTAGATTGTTCATAGAGGAGAATATTTTAATATCCAAAAGATCCTCTATAACTTCCCTTCTGTTGGGAGCACTTAATTGCATAAAAGGAACAAAGTTACTACTACCTAAAATAACAATCTGAGTAAAAGACTTATAGTTCATCTTTACTACATTTTGCTCTAACCATTTCTGTTGATCATTAGAGTTTGAGAATTGATCCATACATATACCATTTCTATGAATCTCAAATATATTTGGTTTGATGCCCCTAACTACCTTCCATTTAGTTTCTGCTATAGAGAATACTACCTCTACTCTACAATCTTTCTCATTGACTGTATTAATAAGTTGTGCTTTACTAATCTTTCTAAATGGTTTATTAAACAAACTAAATGTTAAAGCATCTAATACTGTGCTCTTACCTGAACCATTAGTACCAATGATCAATGTGGTAGAGTTAGTATCAAGTTCAACTTCAGTGTATTGATTACCAGTAGAAAGAAAATTCTTCCAACGTATTTTCTCAAATAAAATCATGGTCTATTGGTGGTGGAATAACAATGTCATTTTTAGTAATAACTGAATACCTATAGTCATGCATCTCACAAGTTTTGATAACTACTTTACCATCAACTTCTATCACATGCATTTCTGGATAGTCTTGATCTTCTAGTAGAAGAGCGAATCTGATAGCATCATCTTCCTCCTCAAAGATGTAAAGAACTTGCTCTCCATCTTCAGCAGTGACTGAGTATGCACCCTCAGACTCTTTGCCCTCCACTGTTAGAATGAACATCAAACTAATTCACATGCCTCCTGATAAACTTCCTGTACTAATTTTTGTACTTTTGATTTATCAATATCTGTCTCTGAATCCTCAATATATCTATTGAGAATAGAGAGAGTATCTTCAGACTCAAATGCTTCAAACTCTGCTGCCTCAGTAAGGGCAAAGTTTTCTACTATCTTAAGTTCTGCTACATTAGCATTATACAGTTTATCTAAGAATTTTTCAAACTGTACCTGATTACTTTTCTTTTTAACTACAACTTTAACTATTTTGTTTTCAAGTTGTCTTGCATCAAAAAGCTGGTGATCATGATCCTCATAGTAAATAACATGAAAGATCCTATATGGATTATCCACCGCAGTGAGTTCTTTAGTTTCTGTTTCAAAGAGATGGAATCCTCTTGTGTCGTTGCAGTCGTTCCAGTACATTTCATAAGGATTACCTAGATAGAAAATTTTTCCATTATCAGATCTTGTATGATAGTGTCCAGAGAAAACTTTATCAAATTTATCAAATAGTGATGCATCAGTTCCATGCTCCATAATATAACCACGATGAACCCTAAAACCAATCAACTCAAGATGTCCCATGCATATAGAAGATCTTGACTTTTTAATCAAAGCATGACTCATTTCTTGATTATCAGAATTAATCCAAGGCACAAGAGTAATATTACAATCACCTACCATTATAGATGATACTTCTGAATAAGTTTTTACATTATCATATTCTCTCAACAAAAGATCTACTGCATTTACATCATTTGTATTCTTATAGTATGCTGTATGATTACCTACAATAGTATGAACAGTTATGCCCATGTCTCTTAAGCGATCAAAGTAATGATCCTTCGCCCATGTCAAAGCACCAAAGTCAATACCTTTTCTACTATCAAAGGTATCACCCATATCAATAACTGTAGTGATACCTTCTTTCTCTAAAGTAGGAAAGAAAACGTCATTATAAAACTTTAGAAAATAATCATGAAAAAGTTTTGAATTTTTTCTGCATCCAAAGTGCTGGTCTGTAATTATTGCTATCTTCATCAATTACGTAATTTAGAATGGACAGCATCTTTGATTTGATTATAATCACTGTAGTTGGAATCGTCAAGAGTATCTCTCTCAAAGACTTGTTCATATCCAGTCTTCTCAAGAATTTTGTTCTTAATCTCCAATTGCTTCTTCTCTTTCTGTATTCTACGTAAGAACGCGTAGTGAATAATTTGTGTGAAATAAGCAAACGGGTTTTGAGACTTTTCAGGGTTGAAGTTGTGTATGTATTGTACGCAGTTTTCAATACCATCTGATATCATATCCTCCTTAAACATGTAGTTAACAAAGTTTGGTTTGAAAGATAAATGAGTAGCAATCTTCAGGAAACATTCTCCAATGTATCTTGGAATACGTGGTTTCTCTTTACCTTGAATTTCTGCTATCTCCCTATCTTCTCTAAGTTTAATTAGAGCTGCAAGAAACTCTTTGTTATTCACATAGTGTTCAGATCTTTTACGTCTACCCATAATTCTTGCAGGACTCATATCTATACTCTCTATTATGTATTAATTATAGCATCCAACACAATAGTTGACAAGGTATCAAAATAACAGTAGAATAACTCTGTGGGGTTTCAAGGTTGGGTTATAGCTAGTTATCTTTAAAGAGTTTCTCTAATGATTTTTTTGCTTCACTAATAGTAGATATATAACCCATCTTTCTATCTAACTTAGTTTTCTTTTCATAATAGTTATTTTGTTGTATAGAAAACGTTTGATGCATAGTTATTGTCTCTAAGTCTTTTGATTCACTTAGAGTCATTACATCATCCATATCAATTACAAATAAATCATCTTTACTAGTTTTGATCCAAGGTTCCACCTTATATCCTGAAGTGGTTCTACTCTTTATTCTTTCAATAGTAATAGGATTGTCTAGTAATAGAAATGTTCTATCTTCCTCTTCACTATAACCTACCTTGGCGAATATCTCTTCACCAGATTTAAGTTTGATAGTGGCATAAAAGTCTTCTTCCATCATTTTATTTGAATAGTGATTATTTCATAGTTAAAGTTTTCTTCATTATAAATTTTAATTCTTTCAATCAGATGATTGAGAGTATAATTTTTTCTTGAGTTGTATGTGCAGTCATCCCCTATATCATATAGAGTTGCTTTTACTTTGTCTTTACCTTTTCTAAGAACCCTTCCAATTGATTGGAGATTGCGGACTCTGGACTTGGAGGGACTGGCGAAGATGACGTTGTGCAACCGCTTGATGTTAATGCCAGTGCTGAAAGTGCCATAACTGGCAACAATAATTGCATTCCTCTCATTTTCAGTAATCTCCCTAATTGATTCTCTTTGTTCAGCATCCACTCCACCATGAACAAAGAAAGCTTTGCGATTGGTGTGCTTAACTTTATTTATCTTATCATAAATTATCGCTCCATGTGTTTCCACCCTACTGTATAAGATAAGAGTGTTTCCTTTTAAATCTAATGCTAGATTAGTGATAAATTTATTTCTCTGTTCATGAGTGATCAAATATTGTAACTCATCCTCATATGTTTCAAACTTCTTAGGTGGATGTTTAAGAACAAGACACTGTATATCTAGTTGAGATAAGTGACCCTGTTTCATTAATTCTTCAGTTTTAGTTACCTTGTATGATGGTCCAAACAATCCCTCTAACACCCATTTATGAGTCTGTGTGCCATCTAATGTACCAGTAAAACCAAATCTATACTTAGCATGTTCTAACTTAGTCATGATGTTAACCAATGACTTACTCTTGAATAGATGTGCTTCATCACCTATGATAACATCATAATCTTTAAAGAATGATTTCTCCATTCTAAAAACAGATTGCCATGTAGTGATAGTCACTTCATTGGTATTAGTTATCTCTCTACCAGAATAAATTCTATGACAATGATTTTTAGCATCCCATCCATACTCTATAAAATCTTTATACATTTGTTCTACAAGAGAAGTGGTAGGAACCACTAATAATATCTTCTTATCTTTATGAACATAGTATCTTACTAAAGAGTAAATCATTAGAGACTTACCTGAAGCAGTAGGACTTACTAGTAATCTTCTATTATGTTTTAAACAATCATATACACCCTCTATCTGATATTCTCTTGGTTTAATTTTAGTGATAGATCTAATATAATCTTTCACTCCCTCTTTGGATATGGTTGAATTAATTTCAAATGGAGGACCATAGTAATCATTATCTACAAATTCATAACTATAACCATGCCTATTACAGAAGGATACTATTTTATCTAACAGTCCCACATATATCTTCTTAGATCTTAAATCAAATAGATGTATCTCGCCATTCCAATTTCTTTTCCTATACTGAGGCATAAACTTAGCACCCTCTACCTCAAAGGTAAAGTGATCCCTTAACTCATACTCAATATGAGGTTCTGCTTTTATTTTTAAATATACTTCGTTTGACTTCTGTATAATAACGTTGGTCACTTCTGTCCATTATGCTAGAAGTATTTATCACCCTAGTCCAGCATTAAATCTCATAAACTCTATTGCATTCTTTATTTGAAATGTCCTATTCTGAATTACTTTTAAAATACTTTCAATGTAG